CCATGCCGGTACGCAAACGGCTTTTTCTTTCAAGTCGGAGATTATCTCCGTTACCGGTCTGTTCTTGTCGATGATTTCTTGGATTGTCGCCATAACTGTTTATATTATAATCATTTTGTTTGCAAAAAAAAATTAGTACACAGCTCCCGCAATGCGTCTTTTATCCACCGGACGCCTGATGACAACCGGATAGAACGTGTTGGCCAGCGCATCAAATTTGTCGGTAGAGCGTCCGAGCCGTTTTTTGATGTCCTCTTTGGGTTCGATGACTATTTTGCCGTCGGAGCGGAACGACCATCGGATTTCGGCTGCTTCTTGGGCAAATTCTTCGTCCGGCGGCAACATGGCTCCCGTGTTATTCTTGGGGTTGAGCCAATCTCGGATGCACCAAAACAGATATGCTCGCATATTGAGGAACTTGTATTGCCCCGTGATGTCGGTCAGCTCTTTATCACGGGCTTTCGCTCCCTCGCTGTATTTGCAGCTTATGATATACGGGCTGTCAACGACGCATGGTGCTGGCGGCGGTGGTTGATGATGTCGCCCGCAACCCTCATGTGGTCTGCCGTGCCTCCTGAATTATGCTTTTTGAATGGGGCAACCCAATTCTCGATGCGGTTGCAGTAGACAGTTGCGTCCCGTCCCATTCCGGCCACATCGACACCGAGCCAATTTGTGCCGGTGTGTTCCCCTTTATGTTTCCGCCAGCGTTCCTGTGCGGCCTCAATCCACTGCATCGGGATAAGCACATCGTCAGCTACTTTCGGGAATTTGCCGAGAACCTTTTTGCGAAATAGGTCTTCCGGTCGATACCATTTCCCCTCGAAGCAGAAGTCGTCGAGTTCTTCTTGCACCTCCGATTTGTCGATACGGGTACACCATTGTTCGAGTTTATCGGCTACCCACTCGTAATCAACCTGGCCGGGAATGATGATTTTATGCTCGATGACGTTAGGGGCTGTAAGGCTGTTCAGCCGAAATTTCGTCCAGCGTTCCCCTCGTTGGCTGCGGGCTGCATACCCGATAGGGGTGTTGGGGTTGAACACCAGCAAAACACGGCTATTGCCTTGCAAGTTACCCTCGATTGCCTCGAACGTATTATCGCTGATACCGGACGCCTCCGTGATGACAAACATCGTATTTACGGCGTGAAAGCCTGACCATGCCTCGTGATTATTCTCGTCGGCCTTAAAACCGGTCAAGAACCATTCGTCGCTGTCCGTGCGAATGTCATAGGCGTTCAGGCGTCCGGGCAGTACGATGCCTCGTGATTTTGCTCGATTGTAGAGCCTTGAAATCTCCGGCATCATAATGTTTTTTACCTGCCTGTCAGTCGGAGCGGTGAGGGCAACTTTCGTGTTCTCGATGAGTTGGCGTTGGGTATTCCACCGGGGCGTCAGGTACAGAAATGACATGGCAGCACAAGCAGCGACGAAGTCTTTGCCACGAGCCGTGCCGGAAGCAACCGACGTGCGAGGGTTGAATTGGACGCTGGACAAAATCTCCTGCTGCTCCCTGTCGAGGGTAACGCCGAGACCGTCCCGGACAAACCGGTTCCAATCCTCTCTCCACGAACGCATCAGGTCGATGCCTCGCTGCCGTAATATGTCGTTATTTCTCTTCATTGTCATCCACGATGCCGCTCTCAATGAGGAATGCCGCAAAACTCATATCGCCCGAAATATCTTTCTTTTCGGGGGCATACAGGCCGAGCAACTTCCGGCGTTCTGCAAGCTGCTGTCTGATTTCCGCAATGTATGACGGGTCGCCGAGACGTATAACCTCCGTTTCTTTTCGTTCGGTTTGGTAGGTGCGGATAGATGTTTCTCCCGTCTTGCTGTCTCTTGTTGGCGAGCCTTTCTGTTTACGGTCGGTCTTGGTGTAGTCGGTTTTCGACTTTTCCCATTGTTCCCACAACTCCCGGCAGGTTTCGTCGATGCGTTCCAATTCAAGCTGCAAGGCCAAATCCATATTCTCCAAGCGGCTTTCCCGCCACTCTTTGAGGAGGGTTTGGATGTCCCTGTTCACGGTGGCCGTCGAATAGGTTTCCAGTCCGAGGCGTTTCATTACCTCGGACTGGATTTTCCGTATGCTGTAACCACGTTTGTAGAGTTGCGCCACGATTTCGAGGCGGGATAATTTCAACTGCCGACGCTTTCTCTGTTGTGCCTCGCTCATTTTACAACTCTTTTGTCATTTCCAAAAAACGCTGATAGTATTCGAGGTTGCAGCTTGACAACTCGATGTACGATTTACCATATTCCGGAAAGGTGTGTACGGCAAAGTGGCTTTCTGAGAGTAACCACAAAGCCGTATATCCTTGCGGTTCGAAATGGTGGGCTGTAAAGCGGAGAATATTGAATCCGGCCTTGCGTAACAGATTTTCGAAATGCTCTCTAATCTTCTGCGGATTCGTCTCCGCTATCCACTCTGAATAGTTCCAAATCTTCGCTTGCATATTCGATTTTTTTGTAGTTGTTCTTGATTTCTTTTGTGTTGCCTTTGTAGAACACGAGGATATTTTGGTGCATCTTGGCTACCTTGCGGCTCTCCATATAGCGGGCGGCACGGAGGGCTGTGCTGGCTCCTGTTTCTATGAGGATAAGTTCGTTATACAGGGCTGCTCCGTTCTCTTTGAAGATGCGTTTCATATCGTCAATGAAATTGTAGTAGAAGCCCGTTTTCTTATCCCGAACGTCCCCGACGACAATAACTGCAAACCGGTTTTCTTTCAGACATCCGAGGGCGGATTTGAAAGCGTTTGCCAGAATTGTGAGAAACTCCTCGTATGTTCCCTGATTGGACGCATCGTTTTCGAGATCGGAGTATTTTTCGAGGTCATAGTACGGCGGGCAGCTAAACAGTAAATCCATGCTGTTCGGCTCAATGTGTTGTCCGATATTTTGCCCGTCGTCACAGATATACCGTGCGGACATTCCCTCGACCCGCTCGTTGTTGAGTTGAGCCTGTTCCGGCCGGAGTTCGATGCCGGTGAACTCATTGCCGAGATAGGCCGATACATAGCCGAACACGCTATCGCCTGCGAAGCAGTCGAATGTCTTGCACCGTTCTAACCCAAACCAACGGCAAATAAGTTCAGCCATAACGGGGTCAAGCAACGACACGCCCGCCGACAGGACTTTGGCCGCCTCTCGCTCTTTGACTTCCTCCGGCACATATTTGTCGAGGTATTCCTTGAATGAAAGGCCGAGCGATTCTCGATGCTCCCGTGTCTTTTGATAGATGTCTTTGTACTTGATTTCGGGGCTTGTTATCAGCGTATCGTTGCGGCTTTCGCCCATATCCCCGATAAGTTCCCGCCACACCTTTTTACGGGCTTGCCAATAGCCTTTGCGGGTGTCGAGGATAGAGAACGGCGGAATAACGAAACGGTCGGTCAATGAACCGTTGGCGGGTTTGCTGCTTTCGCTTGCCTCTCCGCCGCCGTTGTTGTTATCGGTCTGCCATACATCCAATCCCCAATCTTCGAGGTCTTCTGCATCCCAATCGTTTGCCAACATATCGAAGTCCCATTCACCGTAGCCTACGTTATCTTTGATGATGAACTCCTTTTGTTCGGCATCCGATAGGTCAGAGGCTCGGATAACGGGGGCGGTAGGATTGTCCTGCCAACGCTCCCAATAAGAAATCAAAACCTCTTTCTCGGCCTCTGTCTTTTTCTGAAAATCTCGGATGTCGCACAGCCTGGCTTTCAGGTCGTCGAAAGACATCCCAGCGATGAACGTCAATGCCCGATAGCGCATGTTACCACCGAGAGAAACGAACGTGTCGTCTACCACAATAGGGCGGAGTTCCAACATTTTCGGCAAAGCGAGTATCGAGTTTACCAGCTTGTCGAACTTGTCGTCCTTGATGACACGGGGATTTGCCCCGTTGGTCTGAATTTGCGAGAGTTTTGCAATTTCGGTTTTCATAGCCTCAATCCCATACTTTGTCCTGTTGATACTCGCCGAACAGTCCCCAGCGGCACATTGACGCATAAATAGGGGTATTCAACTTGAACTCCTTGCATATCTCCTGCGGGTTGATGTCCATTGTCCCCTCGGCCAACGTGTTTCCCGCCGTGTCTTGAACGATGAAATCCACCGCCTGTTTGCCGATGCAGCAGGCGAGGGCAGTCATTACGTCCGTTTTGTACTTCATCGAGTAGTTGATAGCGAGACGGCGGGCTGCGAGGTTCAGCGTAAGGTCGGCCTTGCTTGCGTCTTTCGTCCAAGGGGAACCGCCGCCGATTTTACTGTTGCCGCCGTAGAAATCCACAGCCAATTTGCGGCCTGTCGTGCCGCAGTCTGCGATAGACGAGTGCTTGACATATCGTCCCGTGCCGTTGATGATGAGTTGATACCGGCCTTTGATTCGTGAGCGCACGAAATGTTTCACGGTCTTTTTGCTGGTGTCGTCGAGCAGCGGTATTGCCACGATGACCTTTTCGACCTTATCGTTGCTGGTTATGACCTGCGTTTTGATGTCGAGGCCTCCGATGCCGCTCTCGAACAGGTCTTTGCACAGTCTTTTGGCGAGGGTATGGTCAAGAGGCATTCCGCAGGTGTCAGGCCGGTATTCGCAGTACCCGAAGAAAATGCCTTGGTCGCCCCAGCCGGACAGCCCTTGTGCTATATCGTTGCTCTGCTGGGTGATGAGGCTTTCAACGTCCAAAAGGTCGCCGCAAATTGTGTTCTCTGCACCCCAGCGTTCCTGATACTCTCGTGTGTATCCGATTTCATTGACGGCCTCCCGAACGAATCGGCGAATCTCCTCCGGGCTGAAAAGGTGTGTGCTCGATACCTCGCCGCCGAGCGTTACCCGATAATCCTTGATTTGCACTTCCACCGCATATCGGGTTTGCGGGTCGTGTTCGATGTATCGGTCGAGGAGGTATTGCGAAATATAGTCCGCCTTTCAGTTGATTACAGGCCGTCAGAATGTCGTCGGAAACTTCGATGATTTTACCCTCTGTGTGGCGAGCGTATTTCGTGATGACGTCGGTAACGGTAGTGGCTTCCGGTTCCACGTTCCCTATGATGTTGTCCACCCAAAAGCGTTCAACCTCCTCAATCATCCAGCCGAAGAAGTCAGGGACAAATGCGATGTCCTTATATCCGAATTCTCGGCCGGAGCATAGCCAAGCCAGCGAACCTTGCTTAAACTCCGAGACACCGAGCAGGTATTGAACCTGGCAGAACCAATGTTTCGGCAGGTCGTCGGGGTCGATTGAC